GCGCACTGCTTTTGCAGCTCGCTTGTATTCAATTGAATATTGGTTATTGATTCGCTGATCTGATAACTCATGCAATAAGCGCCTGTTTCAATTGTGATTCCTTCATGTTAAAAATATCCTCAGGACCAAAAATCTTTTCAATCCACGGTCGAACCCATAGATAGGTTGTCCCGACCTTAGCGTTGCGCTCGATTAGATTCTTGGTTGTCAGTTTGCCATTGCCAAACGTAACCCATAAGTGTGGCGTCAGGTAATGCGGCACATACATCGCGTCACCCAACCAAAACACCGGCTGAACGTCAGGGTGGAGCTGTTCGTTGTCTTCGCCACGGTAGACGAACCGACCATTAGTAAATTCCATCAACGCTCTCCAGTGGCTTTCCAAGGGTTCTGAGTACTACGCAATATTCTGGCTCAAGATTACTGGCGCGACCATGAGCATCGAAATAAATGTACCGCTTGCGACTAGCGCCATCGGTCTCGTCAATGCGCCGTCCAAGTCTGCCAACCCTGAAGCCCTGACGCAGCTTTGCATCAATATCTTTTGAGCTTAAATTAGGGAAATATTCAGCACATTGTTTTGACGTCATTGATCCATGATTGGCAATGATCTGTAGTGGATCTATTTTATTTTCCATTTCATTACTCCTTAAACATCAAAAGGGTGGATCTTCTTCAAGATCATCAAAACCCGATCCGCGGCCCTGTGGCGCGTTTTTCATTCGAGCTGGTAGGGTAGCCTCACCCGCCTGTTGAAAGCCGCTCCTGTGCCCGTCTGGGTGCCTTTTCGGGCCATGATCAACCGCAGTTGTCGGTTCGCAAGCGTTTCCGATGTTAATCGCAGCGTATTGCATCCCGCTGGCAGCGGTTTTGATCGTCACGTCCAGCCAGTGCATAGCGCCGTCTGGCAAGCAAATGCGTCCCTTGTAATCGGCGTGCCAATCCTCGACCTTTTTGTCATTCGGGAATGCTGCGCCTTTTCCGGGTTTCTGCTCGTATGTGCCCTTGGCTGCGGTTGGTTTATTCATTTGATTCACTTTAAATTGTTTCTCAGGATTTGGTCGGTCACAACTTCAGAAAGTAATTCCTCCATTGTTTCGACCTCGGGTTGTTTGGCATCAATTCGGCGTCTGATAACCGATTCGATTCCTTTCTGCATTTGCGCTGACGTCATGTCCAGAGCAATTAGCTGATTCACCAAGTTGCTGCTTATTTTTGCACCTTTTATTTTTTTCAAACCTCCTCTTATTTCTTTAGTAAAATTAAATATAGAGTCTTTCATCTTAGTATAAGCTCCTAGTCTCAGATCTTAGTCTTAGCTCTCTAAGTCTTAGATCTTAGTCTTAGATCTTAGTCTTAGATCTCTACGCGCACGCGTATATGAAGAAAAGTTATCCACAGGGTTGTCCACAGGGTTATCCACAGATTTCAGGGTAGTTATCCACAAGTTATCCACAGGTCACTTTGTGGTGCTTTTGAGTGATTTTTCGTAGTCTCTTTTGATTTCTTTTACTATTTCCTTCTCCTCTTTTGTATAATCTCTGAGCGGTTTGCCAAAGATGTCCATTCCCCTGTAAGGCATTCGTTCAAGCCGTCTTTTGGCTTCTAGGTTTGCCTGTTTGCTCATCGAATGTTCTCCGAAATCCAGACTGTGACCATTCCTTCCTCGGTATATTTCTTGGTGACTTTCAGGTAAGTGACTTGCGAGTCATTCTCAAAAACGACACCTTGCATTCCGTCTAATACGGTCTTGGCGATGTTATCAACGTCTGGTCTTGCTGGATAGATGTCACCTTCTAGCGCAGCCTGGCGCTTCGCCTTGGACCAGCTCAAGGGAATGCTCATAGATGCAGATATGTAGACCGTGAGCTGCGTCTGCAACGGTGGATGACCGCGCATCGCTTCCATGCCTCGAGCTGCGATAAGCGCTTCGTACTCTCGCGTGACAGCCGGTGTGTAACTGCGTGGCGTGCCGCCAACGGTGCTGAACCGTGGTCTGCCCTTTCCAACTGGTGGTCCAGGTATCGTGAATTGCAAAGTCATCATTTCAATAGATTCCATGCTGTTGCCGCCACTGCTGGTACTTGTCCGTTTCCAATGGCTTTAAGTCGGTCCACCCGAGCGGCCACCCCATCATCCATTCTGAGAAACTTTCCGGCAAAGGATTTCCAGTCATCAATTGATACGCACCCGAAAGCTTCGCCCCAAATTCCGTTCCCGTTGTCTGGCTGATCCTTACGAACCTTTGATTTTTGTAGTGAACTGTGTTTGACCTCCCGCCCTTGCAATCTGATGCCACGGGAGTTGGCCAGAATCCAGATCCTGTCTCTTCGGTGGGATGCACCGCAGTCTGCTGCTGATACAACGCCCCATCGTGCATCAAACCCCATTTTGGACAAGTCTCCGAGAACTCTATGTAATCCTCTAGAAGTGAGCATTGGGGAGTTTTCCACAAAGACGTAACGGGGTCGTACCTCGCCAACAACTCGCGCCATATGGCTCCACATTCCGGATCTCTCTCCGTCAAGACCGTCTCCACCTCCTGCTGCTGAGATGTCCTGACAGGGAAATCCTCCAGATACAACGTCAACAATTCCTCGCCACGGCCTGCCGTCAAAGGTTTGAACGTCATCCCAAATCGGGAAAGGCGGGAGAATGCCGTCATTCTGTCGGGCGGCAAGTACGCAACTTGGGTAGGGTTCCCACTCAACGGCGCAGACAGTTCGCCATCCGAGGAGGTGACCCCCGAGTATTCCTCCACCAGCGCCTGCGAATAAAGCCAACTCATTCATCTGATCTCCGAGTGCGAACGGCAGATGATGCCCGAAGTCGATGGGCTTGTGGAGAAATTTTGTACTAGGGTTTGTCCCTACTCAGAAAGTACGCTTACCCCATTGATCTGGTTGTCAACCATAGGTAGAGTGACGGTCATGCGCTGCACGTCGTGGCGCTAACCAGGAGTCCAAATGAAAATTATTTTTACCAGAAAAGAAATTGAGGCAATCATCCTTGCCCATGTTCACCGCGAGGTTTACGAAGAATTCAGCAGCGAGATGCGTTTTGACCGTTACGACGATGAAAATTTTGTCACCATCAAATCAATCGAACCAACCCTCGAGGAGCCAAGCAATGAGACCTGAAGACAAATACGATTCCAATCTGACAATCATCCTGGCGTCAATCGCCGTCGGCGCAATGTCGGCAATCTGCCTGTTTCTCGCTCTCTCTGGAGGTCTGTAATGGTCGGCAAAGTAACCCCCAACACAATGCTCAGCGCAAGCCGCGTGCCGGCCCTGCTGGGCCACTCTAAGTACGAGACGCCCAACGATGTACTCAAGAGCGTGCTAAACGCCTTACAGGACGTTGAGGAGCCGTTTAAGACCAACGAAGCAATGCACTGGGGCAACCTGTTGGAAGTGCCGCTCCTGCTCGAGGCAAGCGCACGCCTGGGTCTGTCGCATTTGAAACTAGATCATCCGAAACCGTACTTTCACCCAGACGCGCCGATTGCTTGCAGCTTGGACGGCGACGGCAACGGCAACGGTTTGGTTGTGACCAACAACACAGATGCCGGCGTATACGTTATTGGCGCTGAGTCAATCAAGCTGGAGGGTTTTGGCGTGCTCGAAGCAAAGCTCACCAGCTCATATCCCGAAGACTGTCCGGCAATGAGTCGGGGACCGCTCCAGCTCCAAGCTCAAATGGACATTTATGGCGCCAAGTGGGGAGCTGTCTGCGTGCTCTATCAAGGCATTGAGCTGCGCATCTTTCTGTTTGCGCCTCACGAGGAGACCCAAGCGCTGATCCGCAAGAAAGCGTTTGAGTTCGAGTCCAAGCTGACGCACTGGTCCGAGACTGGTGAGGTGGAATGGTACGACCCTGCTAATCCCGAGGAATTCGGCACCAAGTGGCCAGGCGATCCAAACCTAGATTCAGTTGATCTTGGCGAGTGGGGGGCAACGCTGGCCGAGCGGATTGTAAAAGCCAAGCAGGAAATCAAAGTGCTCGAATCAAGCATTGAGGAATGCGAGAGCGAGCTGAAGGAAATGCTCGGCAACGCCACGCTCGCGCACGCCGAGGAGTTCCGTATCTCCTGGCCAATCCGTAACTATGCAGCGCAGCTTGAGAAGGTCGTACCGGCCAAACCAGCGCACAGCATTCGACAGTCGACGGTAACCATAAAGGGGCCAAAATGAAAATCGCAGCAGCATTTGTCGCAGCCAAGCGTGCGTTTGCACCAGCGCTCAAGACCAACACAAACTCTCATTTCAAGAACAAATACGTCGACCTTGCGAGTTGCTTGGAAGCCGTCAACGATGCCCTGCTCGAGAACGGCATCGCTGTCTACCAAGAGACGTTTGACGTGCAAGACGGCGTAACCGTAGAGACTTGCTTTCTTCACGAGTCCGGTGAGACGCTGCGCATGGGCAAGCTGCACGTGCCAGCAGCCAAGCACGACCCGCAAGGATATGGGTCTGCGCTGACTTACGCTCGGCGTTACTCGCTAATGGCTGCGTGCGGTATTGCTGCCGAGGATGATGACGGCAACGCTGCCAGCAGAAAGCCCCCTCAACGGCCCGAGGGTAAGCCGGCAAACCCGTTGGATGCCGTAGCACCCAAAGCGCTGTTAAAGCCTACTGAACCGCCGCCAGACGTGATTGAATTTGAGGATGGAGCTGGTGGCACCTGGGCATTGCGAGTGCCCAACGAAGCCAAGCCACGCTCAATGAGCAATGACGAGGCTGGATGGGTTGTTGAGTTCAATAACCTGGCTGACGCCGTGATGAAAGCCGGCAAGATCCCGCCGGCAGATCGCATCGCCAAGCTCAAGCTGCTTAGAACCGAGAACGATCAATCAATTAACCGTCTGTCAATGGTTGAACGCGCTCGCTTCTTGCAGACTTTCTCAGCCCGAATTGGCGCACTTGATGCGCTTATGAAAGCAGCGGCATGAGGATGGCGCAGATCCGATTACTGGACGCAATCGGTGGGTTAGAAAAGAGCCTAGGCCGGTTGCCGTCTATGAATGAAATAGCACGGGTTCTGGGCTGCACCCCCCAGAACGTCCACAAAATGATCAAACGAATGAGGAGCAAGAATGAAACGGTGTCCTCCCTGCCACGGGAATTGCAATCAGGGACGAAACTGTCCAAACAGGAGCAAAACACTTGAGCTATATAGTCGCTTCGCTGCCGCCGATTAAATGCTTTGTGAAGCGGGAATTTTTGTACAACGACACAAAGGGTCACGGGGAACTTGAACCGGCAATTTGGGTGAGTTTGAAGGCACTCCGAGGTCAAGTGTTTCGTATCGAGTCGCTGCTGCCAGCCTACGGCGCTTTGTACGACAAGCTGCCCATTCACGCTTACGTCTGGCACAAAGAAGCCGGTAATCTGCCAATCGACGTGCTCCAGCTCTGGGATTGCATGGGTTACCGATTCACCATCGTTGAAAAGATTGGCTTGAGGAATTTAGGCGTTAAGTTTCTCGGTAAGGATAAGCAGTGGCACTTTGGGCGTTACCTGTTCACGGTTGACTTCTGCGCCGACGGCATGGAGGTGGATACCGGATTCACTGAACAAGCCGAGGAACATAAGTCTTTCAATTGGATCAAACTGGACAACGGACAGTTTGCCTGTCAACCGAACAACCGATGCCTGTGGTACGACCAGAGCTTAATCCCAGGCGATACAAAATTCCCAGATTTTCAAGCTGCACAAACGGTTTGGAGCGTAGACGGAACGCGCAAGTGGTATGCAGGAGACGATTGGTTTTATGATTTTAAGGAGCGAGAATGAACCGCGATGACATCATCCGCATGGCGCGAGAAGCTGGCATTCGATTGGCATCTCAGTCAGATACAGTAGATCCACGCAACGTGTATTTCCATGAAATTGAACGCTACGCTCATCTTGTCGTCGCGCATGAGCGGGAGGAGTGCGCCAAAGTTTGCGATGCTTTATCCGTGGATCCAGAGTACGCATCACAAACAACCAAAATAGCAGCAATGGCTATTAGAGACAGAGGAGAGAAATGAAAGTCTGGATTGATCCACCCGAGGGTTGGCGCTACGGGTTTCCCAAAGTCTGGGATACCGAGCTGCACGACAATATGCTGCACTGGTTAGACGACCGCGGTTACCCGCCGGAGTTGCGTAACCAATATGGCGAATATTTCTTTGTCCGACAGTGGTCCGTCAAAGACGATTCGTTTGGAATTT